GAGCTTGTCTTATTTTTGCGTTTTGTTACTGTAAATGTTGCCATTTTCCGTGTTCCTCCTTAAAAAAGTAAAAAAAATAATAAGGGTAGGCATGCTACCCAGAAATTGTGATATAATACTAAAAAAAGTGGTGATATTATTGAAAATTGAACTTAATGATAAAGAACTAAATGTTATTTATTATTCATTGGATCATCTTTCTAAATCAACAAACATCCTCGAAAATTACGATTTGTGGCATGAAGATGAAATGCCTAAAGATTCATTTGCAAAAGATTACTATAGTTTGTTGAATAAATTAAAAAAAGTTAATTCTTAAGATATAAAATTTAATCATTTAAATATTCATCTACAAAGAATTCAATCGTCTTAAGTATCCATTCACAGTCGTTTTGAATGACTTTATTTTTATTTGTATGAGAAGTGGAATTTCTTACAGAATAAGTAGTTAATAATCTATTATTAGCTCTTTTTGAAATTATTTCTTTTTCTCTCAAAGTTTCACCAATTTTATTAAGCATTGTACTGTCTTCATTTACTTTTAAATTGTGTTTCTCAAGTATTTGCATTAATACGGTTTCTAAACATACTGAAAAAGTACAACAAGCTGCTAAATAAAGTTGTTGCTCATAACAAGTTTTAGCTTCATTCATTTGATAGTCGAAATCTTTATCATTTACTTTTTCGATTAGAGCATCAAAATCAAGAAATGAAAATGGATTGATTTTAGGTTCATCATTTTTGATTATCGGTTGATTTTTATTGTGTTTGATTGATTCATAATGTTTCTTACAAACTTTCTTACCATATTTTTTAAAGAATATAGGACTAGTATTAAACAGAATTAGACCATCTATATTAGGAGCTATCTTTTTACTTAAATCAATTTCAGTTAAATAAAATTCTTTAATTATTGTTGTTTCTCTTTTAAGTTCTTTTTTAACATCATACATACGTCTTTTTATATCAGGGTTATCTTTGATTTCTATACATTTGTACTCGTTTTCAATATTATTAGTAATTAAAACTACATGATCATAGAACCCATCCATTGATTCAACATTAAAAATTTTTATTCCTAAATATTCTAGCGCTCTATAAAAAGGGAAATCTTTCCAATCTTTCTTATTTAAAAATTCTAAATCTTCTTCTAACGTTTGAATATATCCTTCCTTAAACGCTTCTAGACATTCTTTTAAATCTTCGTTTGAGAGATACATATTATTCTCCTTTTGTTTTTATTTATTCGTCATTTTTTTAATAAATCAATAATTTCTACATTTTATTGATTACTCACTTTGCATTTCCGCTACTTCTTTTTGTCTATTAGCCCAACTTTCGTAACTTTCGTTTTTACCTACCCAGATTGGGCCTCCTACATGAGCGTTAGGGTCATCCCAAACTTGTGCGCTTGCTTTACGAGCCTCCTCATATTCTGAACGTCCATATCCCATTTGTGACTCATCGTGTGTAGTAGGTTTGTTTTTATTCCATTCATTTATTTGTTCTTGTGTCATATAACCGTTATTATTTTGTGCTTGCTGGTTATTGCTTTGTTGTTGATTGTTATTTTGTTGTTGAGTAGCTTGTTTGCCTTGTGTTCGTTCATTGTTTCCATTATTGCTTTGTGATTTACCATTATCGTTTTTAGATGTGCTTTCTGATTTGTTGTTAGTAGTGTCGTAACTATTATTTTTTGATTCAGATTGTTTCTCGTCTTTAGAATCAATTTTCTTATCATCTGATTTTTTATCTTTCTTTGAATCATTAGATTTTTTATCTGATTTACTTTCCGACTTCTTATTATCATCTTTATTTGGTTTGTCTTCGTATTGTCCACATGCACCTAACACCAATAAACTTGCAAATATTAAAAATAAAACCTTTTTCATTCTACATTTCTCCTTTGTTTAGAATTTGCTTTAAAAGTTTGATAATTTCATCATTTTGTTCTATTATCTTTTTATTTTGTTTCAGTTGTTCGTCTAATATTTTTATAACAACAAAGTTTTGATTGATTAACTCATATGTGAAAACAGTTGTTCCATCTTTTGTTGTTGAAAAACTGCTCAATCGCGTCATAAAGCTGTCGATATGTTTGCCTAGGGTTATCTTTTTTACTTCTTAAACTATCCACAAATTTAGTTAGATTTTAAAAATTCTTTATCAATAATTTCATTAGTAATTCTTTCCATATGTTCTTTAGTCATATCCTTGTTTTCACCACTTTGCATACCATGTTCATTTGCTATTTTGTTATTGTATTTGTCTAGTGGGTAAACAGTAAAATCATATCTAGAATCTTTATTGCCTGGTATTCTTTCTCTATAGTAATTTACTAAGGATTTCCAATGAACATTTTTAATCACAATTTTCTGCCCTTTTTTTGTTATATCGAAATTTATGCTACCACAAAGATTATTACTTTCATTACCAGTGTTTTGACCATTTAAAAAATTACCTAATGAGTAAACTACAAGTGTTTTGTGATTATTTATACCTTTTACCCATTTTACCGGTTGAATTACATGAGGATGCATACCTATTACTGCATCGACATTCGAATTTGCGAATACTTTAGCATATCTTTCTTGTTTTTTATTTGGATAATGATGACTTTCTTGTCCCCAATGAGTTGAAACGATGACAGCATCACTATATTTTTTAGCGTATTTGACGTCTCGCTTTATTTTATTTTCATTCAAATAATTAATTTGATATTTATTTTCTGGTTTAAGTCCATTAGTACCAAATGTATAATTAAGTATTGCTATCTTTATTCCATTTTTATTTATAATTTGAAGTTTCTCATTATCTTTTTTAGACTTGTATACACCAGTGAACATAACTCCTTTTTCTTTATACTTTTCCCATAGATTAACTCTATGATTAACGCCATGTGTACCTTTATCGAGAGCATGATTATTTGATCCGTTAATTAAATTAAATCCTGATTCAACCAAATATTTCGACAAATCGCTAGGAGTATTAAACCTTTTAAAACCTGAATAAGGTATATCATCCCCTCCCATTGGTGATTCTTGGTTGATGTAAGCAATATCAAATTTTTTTATATAAGGTTTAACGTTTTTATACATTGGTGAAAAATCATAGTCATTGTGATGAGTTTTTGCATCGTTATAAACAACTGGATGAATTAAATTATCTCCAACTGCAACAAAAGAAACTTTTTCATGATTAAAGTGGGTGTCAATTTCAGCAAATATTATAGTCATAACTGCTAATAGGCTAAAAAAAATTATAGCTATTATTTTTTTCAATTTTACAACCTCCTTTATTCATCCAACCCGATACTAGTGACGGGGTTAATTAATATGGTGTAACTTGTACACTCTCAACGGCTCAAACGTAATAGAGTAATCGCCGTAGTGAGTTCCAATACCGTGTTTATTTTTGTAATGTTCCAATATTTCTAATACGTGCTCTTCACTTAATTGAACATATTCAGCTAATTCATATAAGTTACTTACACCGTAATGATGAGCCTCTACGATGATACGTAAGGGCAGTGCTGCCTCATATCCGTGACGTCTCGCGTAGTTTTCAAACTTGCGGTTAATCCATTTAGACTGGTCTAATATATTCCCGTATGTAAGTTTGTGGTGTGCAAGTTCTTCGTATAACACTTCAGCTTTTCGTGTTTCGGGTAAGTTTTTATCTATAAGTATTACACCATCTTTATAAAAACCACTATATCCGTTAGGTAATGAATGAGTATCCCTTATTTTAATGTGTTCATTTTCTGATAGTAATTGCTCATAACGTGACAATAAAACCAATCCCTTTATTTGTCTTCACTTTTAAATCTATCTATTAAACTCATAATATAGTCAACATCTTCTTGTTTTAATTCGCCTTCAAGGTGTGCTGCTAGAGTTTGAGGTTCTTCGATTTTCATTTCTTTTCTTCCGCTTAGCTCATCTAAAGAAACATTAAAATAATCAGAAAGAGCACTAGCATGTTCCATTGAAGGGCTAGTTATACCTTTTTCCCATCTATCTATTGATGCTTTTGAAAATTTAACTTCATATATTGCATTAAGTCTGTCGCTTAATTCTTTCAATGATAAGTTACGTGATTTTCTTAATTTACTTAGGTTGTCTGAAAAATTTGTCATTTTATTACTCCTCGTTTGTAATTTACAAACTTATTATATAAGTTTGTTCTCAAATGTGCAACACATTTTACAAATTTATTTCTCAAAAATGAAATTTATTTGTTGACATCGAAATATATGCCCTGTATAGTGATTAGTGTAATCTCATAAATGAGACGAAAGGGGTGATAACAGCATGAATAAAAAGAGATATCAATATTTAAGAAATTTCATTGATGCTAGTCAGTATTCTCATAAAGATGTAGCTAATATGATAGGCATGAACCCAGCTCGCTTTAGTCAAAAGATTAATAGAAACAAAAGTAATTTTACGATAGATGAGGCGAGTGCAATATGTGAAGTTTTAGACATTAGTATGGATGAATATTTTTTTAATCAAAACGTCTCAAAAATGAAACGAGAGGCGCAAACAACTCAATAAGGAATATAGCAGAAAGGAGCATAAACAATATGCAAGATTTACAAACTAAACCGAACATCGGAGAAATGTTCAATATTCAAGAAAAAGAAGACGGAGAAATCGCAATCAGTGGTCGAGAACTTCATCAAGCATTAGAAGTTAAAACAAGGTATAACGATTGGTTTGAAAGAATGATTAATTACGGTTTTGAAGAAAACGCTGATTATACAGCTCTTACTCAAAAAAGAGTAACAGCTCAAGGTAACGCAATTAACTATTTCGACCACGCACTAACGCTAGATACCGCAAAAGAAATCGCAATGATCCAACGTAGTGAACCTGGTAAACGTGCAAGACAATATTTCATTCAAGTAGAAAAAGCATGGAATAGTCCAGAAATGATTATGAAACGTGCATTAAAAATGGCTAATAACACAATTAACCAACTGGAAACGCAAATTGAGAAAGATAAACCTAAAGTATTGTTCGCAGACGCAGTAGCTACAACAAAAACTTCTATCTTAGTGGGTGAGTTGGCGAAAATCATTAAACAGAATGGTGTCAACATCGGACAACGAAGATTGTTTGAATGGTTACGACAAAACGGTTTCTTAATTAAACGTCAAGGTGTCGACTACAACATGCCGACACAATACTCAATGGAACGTGAGTTGTTCGAAATTAAGGAAACATCAATCACACATTCAGATGGTCATACATCAATTAGTAAGACACCTAAAGTAACAGGTAAAGGACAACAATACTTTATTAATAAATTTTTAGCGGAAGAACTTTAATACCCACAATCGAACAAACAATTTAAGGAGGAGGAAATGGAATGAACATTCAAGAGGCGACTAAATTAGCTATGAAAAATGGTAAACCGATTTATCGCTCGTCTGAATTTGACACATTTAAAAAACCGGGTGACAACTTAGAACTTTTACCTACAAACAGTTATGGATATGTAGTCGTGAAACCAAGACAAAAAGCCTTCTATCCATTATGGCAACCAATGGCAGAAGACTTATTAGCAGATGATTGGGAAGTAGTGGGGCTAAAAAAGAATTAACTTTTTCAATTCGTTAATCCTTTTTAATACTTTATTTAGATTCTTCGTGTAGCGATTTTGCATCTCAGCTATAGCTGATGGTTCAAGTATAAATTCTGGGTAGCCATCCATTGTTGATTTCGGTGTATTTAAATAACCGTAGCTTGAAAGTTCCTTTAAAGCTAAATGAAAATCTTCAGAATCTATTCCAATAAAGTAATTATCGCGAACACTATGTTCATCTTCAAAATACCTTGCTTCACTTTTATTTTTACCATCTTGAAGATCGTCTTCATAACAACGATAAAGTTGAAGCAAAACGAACTCAGCTTCATTAGTAAGCACAACATCACCTCCCTTCATAAAGGGATAACAACATTATACACGAAAGGAATGATTTTCATGGAATACATTGGGTTCGCAGACGCCAAAGAATTCGTAAAAGTAAGTGGCATTTCTAAAAATGATTTAGAAAAGCACGTTTATAGCAACAAGGAGTTTCAAGAACAATGTATGTACCGATTTGGTAAGAATCATAAACGTTACATCAAGATTAGACCAGAAATTGACTTTATAGAACAAAATTTAATGATGTCAGAAACGGCACTTTAGAGGAGGCAAAACAAAATGAACAAACTACAACTCATTAAAATAGCACTCCTAACAGCACTTTTGGTAGAGGAAGTTAGGAATGCTATGGGTGAAACTAAATACAATTACGATTCTATTAATGGCAAATGGAAAAGAAAAGTAAAGGCTCAAAAATTTTCTTAATCAAATATATTCTTATTTATAAAATCCCATTGATGTTCAGTTAGCCAACCACTTTTATTGTTAACAATTTCAGCAATAAATATTGAATCACTATTGTCAATGTATGGCATAAGTTTATCAATAATTTCTGATGGAGTATAAGTAGAACGAAATACAAAGGTAGAATCCCAATAATTACACCAACCACTGGATACTTCATCTTTAATAACATCCCTGAAATCTTCGTAACGTTGACCTGGTGAATTCAAATCATACGTTAACATATAAGGTTTAAACATAATTCTCACCATCCTTTCACATTAGATAAAAGGATTATAGCACGAAAATATGGAGCAAAACTTAATTAAATCAGAAAGGAGGGAAACCAATGAAATCACACGATAAAGCATTCTTAATATCGTTACTGTCATGGATTGTACTATCACTAGCACTCACGATAATTGGTGTCTACTTCACAACTGCAGTTGGTATCGCAGTATTAATCAGCATCGCAGTATTTGTATTTTTCGAATATGAATTTTTTCAAATAAAAAAGACTGAAACTTGCGCCAACAAGTAACAGTCACTCACGAAATATAACTAACATAAATATACGAAATATAACGGAGGTAGTCAATTATGACTATAAAGTTTAAACCAATTCAAAGTATTTATCTAGAACTGGTTCATGAATACTTTAAATCTAATCAAAAGTGTGACTTAGGTTTATCTCGTACTTTTGATGACGAACTCATTATCGAGTTCTTACACTATCACGATCATTATAAAACAAATAATAAACTGATACAGATTTTTGAATCTAAACCAGAAAGCCACAAAAGATTAAAGAATTTAGTCATTGAAGTAATGCGTGGCCAAAGAAAAATCAAAAAAGGAGCCTAACAATGAATTTAACTATTAACAAACTGACAATCGAAAACTTTGCAGGCTTTAAGAAACAAACATTTGAATTTAATGGCCAAGATGCAAGATTGTACGGAGCTAACGGCACAGGTAAGACTACTACAGCAACTGCACTACAGTGGTTGTTATTTGATAAAGGTTTAGATGGCTCAACGAAGTCATTTAATCCAGTACCGTTAAAACAAAATAACGAAGAAGATTATGAACTTATTCCAACAGTTGAAGTTGAATTAAATAAAGATGCCAAAACTTTAAAAATCAGAAAAGAAAGCCATCCAAAATACACTAAAAACCAAAGTAATAATCGCAAAGAATATAGTCGTTCTAGAACAAAGAAACAGTATATCAATGATGAAAGTTTAAAAGTAAAAGATTTCCAAAGTCGTATCGCTGAACTGGTAGATGAAGATGTATTTAAACTCATTACTAATCCTGCAGCATTTAATGACTTGGAATGGAAGAAACAACGTGAATTGTTATTTGAAATTGCAGACCAAATTAATGATGAAGATATCATCAAAACGAATAAGGATTTTAAGGATTTAAAAGATATCTTAGGTGATCATGATATCGAAGTAAAAACAAAAATCCTAAACGATAAGATTAAGCAAATTAGAAAAGACATTGAAGATATACCAGTCAGAATCAATCAAACTGAAAGCAATAAACAAGATGTCCCTGAGCATGACGAAGAACATTACAACACAGTTAAACAAAAAATTGAACAGTTAAGTAATGAGAGAGTTGATATTCAGAATGGTAAGTCTGAGATTGACCTTCGTAATCAACTTGCAGATAAACAAGCAGAACTGAAACGTCTTGAAGATAATCATGATGCTAACAATGAAAGTCGTATTCATTCAGCAACAAATGAACTGAGCGTAGAAAATGGTACAGTGGCCAACTTAGAAACGAAAATCAGAAACAACAAACAACAAATTGATTACGAATCAAAACGTCGTCAAGCATTGCTATCTGAGTATCATGATTTCAAAGAAAAAGAAGAAGAAGTTAGAGCAAGACAATTTCAACCTAGTACTGATAATGTTTGCTCTTGTTGTGGCCAAGCATTACCACCTGAACAAGTTGAAGAAGTAAATAAAAAAGCATTGGCCAAATTTAATAAACAACAATCTGAAGATTTAGAGAACCTAAAACAAAAGACTGAAAAGATACTTTCTGATGGCAAAGAAATCAAGCCACTAATCGAAAGATTAGAAAGTGAAAACAATGACTTACAAATTAAAGTCAATGAAGCTAATGAAAGAGTGCAACGTATTGAAAATCGAATTAATAAATTGAAAGCAGGAAATGTTGATATTACTCAAACAGATGAGTACAAATCAATTCTAAATGACATCAATGTAATCAATCAGAAACGTAAAGATATTAAAACTACTATTAGCGATAAAGTAGCCAAGATTGATGAACAAATTAATGAACTCACTCAAGAAAAAGTTGCATTTGAAAATGCTAAAGCGATTGAAAGTTCAAATGAACATTTGGATAAAGTCATTAAGGATTTACGCAGCGAAGAAAATCAACTACTTGATAAGAAAGAGGATTATGAACATCAACTTTATATCTTGAAAGAATTTACAACTACCAAAGTCAAAATGCTGACTGAAAATATTAATAAGAAATTCAAAATGGCTAACTTTAAGCTATTCAATCATCAAGTTAACGGTGAAATCAAAGAAACATGTGTCTGCACAGTTGAAGGCGTTGAATATAACGGTGGCCTTAACAACGCAGCAAGAATCAATGTTGGATTAGATGTTATTAACACATTATCCACACACTATGGAATCACTGCACCAATCTTCATAGATAACGCGGAAAGTGTGACAGATATTATTCCGACAGAAGCACAACAAATTCAATTAGTAGTAAGTGGCCAAGATAAAACATTAAGAATGGAGACGATTTAACATGACAAGTAATCAAGTACAACCAACAAACTTAAAAATGGTACAAGAAAGAATTGTTAATGAAAAAAACGTAACAGATGAAGTATTAAATAAAATTAACGTTTATCAAGCGCAAGGTAATTTATCGTTGCCTGCAGGATATTCAGCAGAGAACGCATTAAAAGAAGCATGGTTGGTAATTAGTCAAAATAGCAAATTAGCAAATTGCACTAAAGAAAGTATGGCACAAGCGCTATTAGGAATGGTTACGCAAGGTTTAAATCCAGCTAAGAATCAATGTTACTTCATTCCTTATGGTAACAAAATGCAAATTCAACGAAGTTATCACGGAAATATCATGATGCTAAAACGTGATGCAGGTGCAAAAGATGTAGTTGCTCAAATCATTTATAAAGGTGACTCATTCAAACAAGAGTTAGATGGCACTGGTCGTATTAAGGATATTAAACATGAACAAGATTTCTTTAATATCGACAAAGACAACATTGTGGGTGCTTATTGCACAATCGTTTTTGACGATGATCGAGATAACTATATCGAAATTATGAATATCGATCAAATTAAGCAAGCTTGGATGCAGTCATCAATGATTAAAGATGAACAAGCGCTTGAGAAATCAAAAACGCATAATAATTTCAAAGAAGAAATGGCCAAAAAACAGTTATTAATCGTGCAGCTAAACGTTATATTAATAGCTCAACAGACGATAATTTACTCAAATTTGCGAGAGAGTCAGAAACTCGTCAACGTAAAGAAGTCCTCGATGCTGAAGTAGAAGAAAACGCAAACCAAGAAGAATTAGACTTTGAGCAACCCCAATATGAAGAAGCAGATTTCAAAGAAGTGGAAGAACCTGAAATAACTGATGTTAGTAATTTCGAAGAAGTGCCTCAACAAGAAGAAAATAAACAGGAAAGTGAGAAAGAACCATTTTAATCGAAACGTTAGCAACAGGGTCCAGTGGGAATTGCTATCATCTTACAGATGGTAGCACCTCACTTTTGCTTGAAGCTGGTATCAAATTTGAAAAGGTTCAAAAACACTTTAAAGGACGTACAAGAAAGATAAAAGGTTGCTTAATTACTCATGAACATGGAGACCACGCACAGTATGTAAAACAGTATTTAAGTGAAGGCATCAATTGCTATGTGACACTCGGCACACACAATGCAATAAACATTGAAAGTCATAGAATATACAACATTAAATCTAAACAAGAAATAAGAATTGGCACTTGGTCTATATTGCCTTTTGATATTGATCATGACGCTAATGAGCCTGTAGGTTTTCTATTGCAAAGCGTACATGGATACAAAGTCTTATACGTTACAGATACTAAGTATCTTAAATATAAATTTAAAGGGCTCACACACATGATGTTAGAAGTTAACTATGTCTATGAACAAATGCAGCAAAATATAAAAGATGGTGTTATACACAACGCATTAGCAAATAGAATAATGCAATCACACTTTAGCTTAGAACATGCTATTGGAATGTTAAAAGCGAATGATTTATCAAATTTAGAAGAAATACATTTAATTCATTTAAGTAGTAATAATGCAAATGCAGAACAAATCAAAACAAGTATTCAAGAAGTAACAGGCGTTCCTGTTTATATAGGAGGACTATAGATGATTAATAGAGTTGTATTAGTAGGTAGATTGACAAAAGATCCAGAGTTTAGAACAACGCCTAACGGTGTTGAAGTAACAAACTTCACACTAGCGATTAACCGTAATTTTACGAACGCTAATGGAGAACGAGAAGCAGATTTTATAAACGTTATAACTTTCAGAAAGCAAGCTGTAAACGTAAATGATTATTTATCTAAAGGAAAACTAGCAGGCGTTGATGGACGAATTCAATCACGCAGCTATGAAAATCAAGAAGGTCGTCGAATTTTTGTTACTGAAGTTGTCGCAGATAGTGTTCAATTTCTTGAACCTAAAAATGCAAATGGTAGTCAACAAAATGATTACTACCAACAACAATCAAAAGCTCAGAAAGGACAAAACAGACAACAAAGCAATGAACCGGTTGGAGATAACCCGTTTGCAAACGCTAATGGTCCAATTGATATTAGTGATGATGATTTACCATTTTAATTCAACCAATTTGAGAGTGAGGTGTTCATATGACTGGTTGGATAAAACTGCACAGAAAATTATTAGATTCACCTATTTTTCAGAACGAAAAGCTATTTAAAGTATTCGCGTATTGTTTAATGAAAGCCAGTCATAAAGAACATACGCAACTAGTAGGAAGACGTGTAGTTCATCTTCAAAAAGGCCAATTCGTCTTTGGTAGAAAGCGAGCAAGCGAAGAATTACGTCTTAAAGAATCCACCGTTAGAGACTACGTAAAGCTTTTAGAAAAGCTCGGAACTATCGACATAAAGTCCGACAACAAATTTTCTGTTATAACCGTTGTCAATTGGGCGATTTACCAAAACGACGAAAAAATTTCCGACAGCAAAAACGACAACAAATCGACATCAAATCAACATCAAATGGACAGCAAATCGACATCAAATCAACATCAAATCAACACAAACAAGAATGTAAAGAATGTAGAGAATGATAAAAATGAAAAGAATGAGAAGAATGTTGTTGTAGGCGACGACTTTGCTTCGATTTACAATCTGTACCAAGAAAACATTGAACAGGTACCGAGTCCAATTACTACGGAAAAACTAACTCAAGATATAGACCATTATGGAAAAGAGTTAGTAGCCTATGCAATAAAAAAAGCTGCACTCAACAATTCTCATAACTATAAATTCATAGACTACTTACTCAAAGATTGGCGTAAGCGTAACTTAACAACCATAAAAGCAGTTAAGCAATACGAACAACAACGACAGGAACAAAAAGAACAGACTTATAAACCTAGAGTTGTTCAATCAAAAGAGAAAACACCAGATTGGTTAAATGACCGTGAGCAAGAACAAGTTACTAAAGTTGATCCAAAACTAGATAAAGATAGAGAAGACTTTTTAAGAAGGCTTGAAGAAAACTGGGGACAACAATAACAGGTAACAATTAACGAATTATTATTTTGAGGTGAGTTATGGAAATAGAGATTAATTTTAATGATACGTATAAGGAACCTATTGGCTCTCCTCGTCCACGTTTTAGAAATACAGGTAGATATGTTCAGACTTATATGCCGACCAAATATACAAAACATAAGGCGTTCATACAAAGTCAATTACCTAAAAAGATGTTGAACAGTAGATTGAAAGTATCAATATATTTTTACTTTGCACCACCTAAGAGTTGGACTAAGAACCAAAAGTTAATATCGATAGGTCAATATAAACGTACGAAACCAGATATAGATAATTTGATTAAAACAGTATTAGACGCTGCTAACGACCACTTATGGAAAGATGATAACCAAATTGCACATATTGAAAGCTTTAAGCAATATGCAAGCGAACCAAAAATAATCATGAATGTAGAGGAAGTGGAGTAATTGGAGATCGCAAAAATGAGAGTTAAAAATAAATATTTTAGTATCACACCTGATGTAGCAGAAAAAATGCAAAAAGTAGATATCAATTCAGTCATTTTAAGACAAAGATTAGCTTCTGGGTGGGAATTTGAAGATGCAATAGAAGCTCCTATTGGAGTAAGACGTAGTGAGTGGGAAAGTTTAAAACCTAAAGAGAACGACATTACAAAGGGTAAAACACCTACAGAAGTACAACATGAATTGAGAAACTTGGGTGTCAAAGGATTCATAGTTGGTATGACATCTAGAAAACTAAAAATGAAAGTTAAAAGAGAAGATATAAAATCAAATAGGAAGTGCTTGAGATGAATTTTGATTATCAGCAACAAGTAATGATAAGTTACGGAAAATAATAAAGTTAAATAAAGTGATAAACAATCACTTTCATAGATACTTATTATACCTGATTGAATACATTGTCATGGTTCGTTTATCTTAATATCTATTACTATAACAACTTTATTAATATGCCAATAATAGTGGCGCATGCTCCAAAAAAAGAGAAGATGAAAATTAGTATCCATTTAATCCAAAAGTCTTTTACTGAGTAATACTTTTCTTCGCCTTCTTTTGTTGCTTCGACATAGTCACTATATTGTGGAATCATTAAAGGAGTATCTTCATTTAAGTCAGTATTATAATAGACAATCGTTGGAACAATCCAATTTTTGGATAGCATATATTCAAAGTGCTTATAATCAGATGGCATTTTAACACTGCCTTCTCTTACACAAGTACGCAACTTCAAAAACATTGAAATGTTCAAAGCTAAACCCACCTTATCTTTATATAAGATAATTATATCAGAATAGGAGAATAAGAATGAAGTACTTAGAGATTAAATTATTAACAGAAAATGCGACTATGCCAAAGAGGGCAAATTCTACAGATAGTGGATTAGATTTGTATGTATCAGAAACAACAACAATCAAAGCAGGAGAAACAAAAGCAGTTAAAACAGACGTGGCTATTAACTTACCTCGTGGATATGAAGCACAAGTGAGACCTAGATCAGGTAAGTCACTAAAAACAAAGTTACGTGTAGCATTAGGAACAATAGACCAAACATACAATAAAGAAATCGGTATCATCACAGATAATATAGGTAACGAAGATATCACAGTAGAAAAAGGAGAAAGACTAGCTCAGTTAGTTGTAGCACCAGTTGTATATCCTACACCCAAGCAGGTTGATTGGTTTGAAAAAGAAAGTGACAGAGGCGCATATGGAAGCACAGGAGAGTAAAGATATAGTAGCAGAGATTAAAAGAATACTTCGCAAAGAGTAACGAAAAGTAAGGTAAAAAAGTAAAAAGCCCAAAAGGACTTTTTACTTCTAAGCTAATAGTAATTTTATTCCTAAAAACAAATTTTTAATCATATAGTATATTGCAAGTAAGCCAATAATAATACCTACTATAAAAGTTATATTATTGTAATCATTACTAATTGTAGATAGTATTACTGCTGATACGATTATAAAAATAATAGGTAATATATGGTAAAGTAAGGCTTTTCTAGCATGTCTTGCAGTATTACCACTAGCTAATATCCAAACGATAAGTGGAAATAAAAAAGGCATGAAAAATACACTGAAATAGCAAAAAGAAGCTAACACATTATTCGCTGATTTGCTCATTTCTACACCTCCTAATTGATATTGCAAATATAACGTAATATTTTCGAGATTTACAGGAGGTTTTATCAAACTTTCAAAATTGTAATATTAAAGGAGTCGATAAAATGATTAAGAAACTAGTAAGACTTTGGTTCACTATAGCAATGTACGAGTTAGGTAAATGGATTGGCAGAGAAGTTTATTATAAGTTGACTGCAAACGATGAGGTGGAAGTGCCGAGTGATTATGC